TACCTTTCTTACCTAAATCGTATTTCTCCACAAGAAAAGCGAGACTTCCGCCCACGTCCACACCATGCTTAGCCCTTGCCATAGAAAGCGTGTCCAAGTAGCGACTAGGAATGACACCATAACGGAATGAAAGAATAGCCCCATCGAACTGTGTGTTGTGGCAAAGAAGGACAGAGTCTGTCCAATCAATTTTATTAATCTCTTCTTTAACTTGGTCGCCAGTATACCAATATGATTCACCTTCATTGATCTTAATACTAACGCCGATAACTTGGAATCTTTCATGTCTAATATATTCTTCCGTGGTTAATCCTGAAAGAGAAAAACCTACATCGTAGTAGGTCTCGAAGTCTAGTGTAACTAGTTGCATGTATGCTTTCTAATTGGTGGGCTACTTGCGGTTTATAATAGCAAAAATACCGTCTAAGAACTTTAACATATATAAAAAGTGCTTTCGCCCATTAACTTTATATGATTGATAGTCCTATTAATACAAGGGCTACGATAACTACCATAATTCTTTCATTACGTTTCTCGTGTTTATCTGTAATATCTGGTCTGTATTCACCACCCCATGCTTCACGTGCTGAACGTGGTGTAGGTGTTGATACTGTATCGGGTCTAAAAAAGTGATATCCTTTTCTTGCGTTCTTACGGAAGATTTTAAATTGTTCTTTGTTGAATAAATCATAGTCTGTTGACACCATAACTTTTCTCCTATTTTGTTTAATTTTACTTCTTGTGTCTTTGGTATTCATCTCTACACTCTATTGAGCACCAACGCTTCTGATCTTTAACTTTATCACCACACCATATACATTGTCCAGTACTATTTACAATCTTATGGGCTTCGACTGACGCATTGTGGATAGCCACGTCTGTTGCATATTGCATTAAATCATTGGCTACGTCGGCATCATCTCCCATCATACTGAATACTTCATGCCCTTCCTTGCTGAATTTGTTTCTGAGGTGTTTTTAAAATATCCATTCCAATTAGTATTTGCCCCTTTAGGTAAGGCTTCAGGCAATTTAATTAGGCCTTTTTTGGCTAATCCTCTCACTCTTATAGCACTACCTGTTGCGTGTAATACTACTTGATTACGCGTTGCGTTTGGATACTTCTCCATGTATTGATTTACTTCTTCGATGATTTGCTCATCTGTTTTTTTACTATTCATTAAAACAAACACTCCCCTACTAGTTTAAATAAGTCTTCTTTGACTTCAATTGGTTTATCTAATTTTACTACGTTTTTACCTTGATCTTTGTGCCACTTAGCTTCCTTGACAGACCATCGATATTGGCGTATGACTTCACCATCACTATCTAATACTGCGTGACTAAATGGAATCATCTTCCCACCTCGTTTTAAAGTGCCACCATTGTTTCCTTGTCTTGTTCATTCTATCGTAGACTCTTTTATTCTTGTCAGATGTTCTCATCTTAACAACACGTTTTCTTAAACTAAATAAGCCTTTAACCTGATATACAATCACTTAACTTCTCGTCTCGCTATTTCTTTAGCAATCTTGGCACGTTTTTTGCCCGGTTCTTGAATCTTGTCAAGCATGTCATATAATACTTTTAATGCTAATGCCTTTAGTCTGTCCTTACCCGTTCTTGTTTTAAAAGGGTCGGCCTTGCGTTTACTCTTGTGTATCTGTTGTGTTGCCATTAATAATTCCTTTCTTCAAAACATTCTAAATGTGATCTTATATAAAAATGTGGTCTGATCTCTTCGTAAAGTTCACCTTGTACACATTTTAAATTCATGCTGTATTTCTTTTGTGTATGGGTAGCTTCCATGACTGCCCACATAAGTAACGCGCCTACAATAAGTCCTACTATTGTATACCCTGTGCCTTCATATTTATTAGAGTCCATTGTATGCCTCCATCATTTTTTGAGTTGATTCTTTATAACTTTTAATACCTGTAATCTTCTCTGCTTTCGATTCATCTTTGTAGAGAGGTGTTAAGACTATGTTATGTTTCTTGGTGGGTAAGTCTCTTATCCACGATAATTCTGTCGGTCTAAATTGTGAGATCGATGACCATACTAAGTCCCCGTCATTATTAAACTCTTCTATCGACCATGCGTATGGTTGTTTAGGGATTTCTTGCATATCTACCTTCCCCCTGTTTATAAAATATCAAGTGTGACCACTTAACTACAGGTTTTAAATTGTACCACGATTTTGGTTTCGTGATAGTCGTGTCATGAAAATGTGTTGCTCCGTAACTATAATCTACTTCTAATCTATGTAATACTCTATATGCTATGTCCTTATATTCTTGTCGGATCACCGAAGGTGGCTTGGTTAAACCATACCAACTAAATTGTGCCGGACGTTTCATTTCATAACATATGTTCTTGTGTTCAAACTCAGCTCTTCGCATTAACACATATCCCACTGCAATTTGAGCTTGTCTTGGTTCATGCGCCGACTCCATGTAAATGGTTGTGGCGAGGCATAACAATGCTTGATCTAGCATATGTCCTCCTTTTCTTTAGGAACAGGTATCAGTTCTTTGTGTTAGATACTTCATCGATAAGGCGATCGAGATACCACCTTGCTTTACGCAAGTCCTCGACTCCGTTTTTAAATTTCCATCGCCAAACGTATTTGATAATGTTAGCAGTGCATACCGCTTCAATACCTAATAGTCCTTTGGTGGATTCCTTGATAGCGTCAATACATTCGATTGCGCCTTGTGTGTAATGTGAAGGGTGATTCACATTGTCTTTGACAAACTTAACTGCTTTGCCCTTATACTTATTAAGAATAGTTCTTAATCTAGTCATTCCAACTCCTTTAGCATGGCTAATAGTTCCTCTATATTACCTTCATTTACCACGATTGCCAAGCCTTTCTGAGCCTCAATCTGTTTCATGTTGTGTTTTTGCAACAACGTAGGTTCATTCTTTCCGGCCTTACATTCGATACCAATGAAGCGTCCTTTATAACAAACGATGATGTCCGGCACACCACTTCGCCCAAACCCTGCGGTCATAGGCGAGAAATGGTATGCACCAAGATCATCTAATATCTTTTTAACTTGCTTCTTTACTTTACCTTCGGGGGTCATATGGTAGGTATCACGTTGATTTCAGATTGGCTTGAAGTCCATATACTACCGGCATCGTTGCCTTCATCGTCACGCATAGCAAGTATCCAATGGCCATCGTTAAACTCAATCACAAGTCCCGATTTATCCCATCCTATGTCTTCTCTTTCACGATCATCCAAATATCTAACGCGTCTTATAGTTTTACCTACAAGAAAATTACTTGCAAGGTTGCCCCAATGTTCTCTTAGTTCTGCATTGGTATGTTCAATCACGTCTATCTGTTCCATCTTGTTTCTCCTTTATTTTAAATCGTTCTGATCCTTTGTTTATCATTCGTGCGTATGCACTTGCGTCTTCTAATGCACTATCTTCAAAAAAACTTTGCTCTTGTATTACATCTTCTATCGTTCTTCCCATGCTCTCTTACCTCCAATAATCATTAATTCTTTTACTTCGTATTCATCTATACCTAACCTATACCTTGCCCACCAATATGCTTTCTCAATGTGTTCAAAGTCTTTTCTTATCCGTATCTTGCGATACATAATAATGAAGGGTTTCAATCCTCACATACTCCACCTACACAGGCACGGGCTATGATCTCATTCTCTAAATCATTGTATGCGTCTGCTTGCACTAAGTGATCTCTATATTTAATGAGACGATCGTGCAGTGTGTGGTCAGATTCTAGCACCGATGTCTTGACAACTAGACCCTTCTCTCGTGCGGTTTCAGACAATATGGTAGCCACATGGTCACTTGGTTCTACACCCCATTTACCTACCATCTCTTTGTAGTCATCGTCCATACTTACTTCTATTACTACGCTATACTTGGTCATGCTTTCCTCCTAATGTATTGTGTCGCCGTTTGCTTCACGGGCTTTAAGTTCTTGTTCGTCTATCCAAGCGATTGCTTTGTCCTTACATTCTTGTATCTCTTCATCACTTAGTTTATCTGCTATAACTTGAGCTAACTCCATCACCTCTTGTAGCTTGTAGTCGGGCGCGGTGATACCTAGTATCAAAGCATGGGTCAACGCTTCCTTGTCGTTATTAATAATTGGCATGTCGTTCCCCTATCTTAAAATGGTCACAAGTAATAAAAAGATACTGATGCCCCAACCTACTACCTCGCTTATAACTAATCGTCTGTATCTAGATTTTGGTATTGTCACATACTCACTCATATATATTTCTCTTTCGTAATCTTTATAAATCGGTTTTGTTTTCATTTTTGTTTTCCTCAAAGTTTTTTAATGATTGCATATACTGATTTGTTGCAAAGGTAATACCTCTCACTACACCGAGTCTCATCGCATCGTAAAACATTCTTGCATCTTTCTCTGACCTTGTTGCTTTGTTTAACTCGACCCAATGGTAATACTCGGCTACTGCTACCTCAATAATGTCTTCTTCAAACTTGCGTTTCTTTTCTTCGTTCTTCTGATGTTGTGTCATCATGCCTCCCAATATTTTGAGTTCACTTCAGTAAACATCTCGGTAATCGTTTCATCGTCAAAGACTTCGTTGTCGAAGTTAGACTTCGGATATCTACTTCTTAAATACTCGTTCACAAACTCTCTCATCTCTTGCATACTTGCGGGTCTCATGTCGCTACTCATTTAAATATTCTCCTTACTCCGTCAAAGATACCTAGTAAATCATTAGGTTTTAAATCGTTCTTGTTAAATGCAAACGGCGTCTTCCTACCATTACCATGTATGACATACCCTGTCACTACCACTTGTTCTACTATGTATTGCTTTTCTTTTTTAGTAGTCATAACTCTTATGTTCCTCTTCTCTTTCTTTGTTTAATAAGTATTGCTCTGTGTCACTCATAGGTGGGTCATATACTTTACCCGATGCCCCCTCTACTTGTCTATCTATTTCGTCTAGTTCTTTTTCTCTATCCATAAGGTCTTGCCCTGTTAAGAAATGGTTCTCATGGCAACAACTTAGTCTGTCATTCTGTTCTGCGTAGCAATAGACACAGTAATAAACATCTTTCTCAAAGTCTTCCTCAACTGCTGGTTCAAACTTCTCTGCCGTCCATTCTTTATTCATCTAGTTTCCTCCATTCATCATTGTGATATTCTTCTAACCAATCCCAAAACTCCCCGTTCTCTAGTCTGCGTAGGTATCCATCTTGATGAGTAATCTCTAGTGTGGTAAAGCAATACCTAGCAAACTCATCTTCATACTTCTTTTCTATTTGATCTTCAGTCACTCCACTTTTTGTAATATCAGACATTGTGATGTTCCTTTCTCTTTCATGTCTTCTAGGGTTTCAAATAAACGAAAGTCTAAATCGTTAAACATACTTCGTAATGTTTCATCAGACACGGCACTTGAGTCAACAGAAAAGTTATACTCTTCCCCCTCTTTAGTGTAGGTTGTGCCTGTTATGTGTATCGTATCTATTACCACATCATCTAATTTACTCATCATCGTCCTCCTCTGCTCGTTCTTCTTCTATCTCTGTTAAGTAGCCATCTACATACTCTGCTAGGTGTTCGGGGAAATCTATCTCTTCTTTTTTACCATCTTCCCATTCAATATCCATTACTAGCTTCCATGATGTTATTCTTTTTATATCACTCATACATTTACCTCCATGTTATCTGCACAATTGTTAAATCGTTTTACTGCCTCGTGTCTTATGTCGTCCATGAGTTTAAGATATTCTTGTGGGTTTTCTATTCCCTCAATCTCATCAGCGTCTTGCATTGCGTTTAAGACATTTTTATATATTTGATTGGCTCTACTCATCTTCTTCTCCAAATATGTCAATGTAAACATCGTTAACAACTTCATCGGTCTCGTTATCCCAACCTTTAATTCCGTTCTTTAATACATGAGCCACAAAGTTTTCTGTGTCCCTAAAACTATCAAAGATGTTATCCATGTCCCTATCAATTAATGCCTTTACCTTTTGTTCTCTATTCATCATCGTCCTCCATTAAAAGTAATGAGTCTAATACTTCCCAACCTAATTCTGTTAGTCGGTCTTGTATGCGTCCCTCGTTATCTTGTAGCCACTCTTCACATCGTTCTATTGTCCAATTGGGTTTCATCACGCTTACATCTTCGGCTCTCCACCCTGTTGTGCAATACTCTTCGCCAAATAGTTTCATACTACCTCCTTAATCTTCAAATGTTGTTTTATAATCGCGTTCAATTTCTTCATCGGTATAGTTATTAAACCCTTTAAAGCCATGCCTCCATACAAATTCAAACTCTTGCTCGGTCATGTTCTCTAATGCCCATTCGGTTTCGTATTTAATAAGTGCCTCTTTCTTTTCATCGATACTCATACTTCCTCCCTCTCAAAGTAATTCATACATTGTTCATAGATACCATTAAATAAGTCTTGTCCTAACTCTGTGTTGCATGAGTTCCCATCTTCGTCTTCTGTAATGCATTTGCTTTCTAGGTCTAACAAAAATACTACATCGTCAAAGATTGCTTCTGCCAACTCCCCAGCTTTTTCATTTGGTGAATTGTCTATTACTTCTGTGCCATCAATTAGTTTCATGTTATGCCTCGTATGCTCTTAAATAATCGTCAACTGCGTCTTCTACCTTTTCACCTATGTATGAACCCTTGATGAGTTCGATGCAGTCCTCGTCTGAAAATGTATAACCTCGTCTCAATGCCTCTACTTTGATTTCATCATGGGTCATATCACTCTTACCTAGTTTTCTTTTATATATCTCGTTGGTCACTCGTTCTATTTCGTTAAATAAGTTCATGTTGCCTCCCTGTGTTGAATTTCTTCTGCCTCTGTTTCATAAATTTCCATAGTTTCGTAGTCCCCTTGGTCTTCAAACTCACCTATCTCGTTTGATTCGTGGACTTGGTTAATCGCTTCGTCCTCGGACTCGGCTTCTACATAGAATACTTCGCACTCGGTAAACGAAACTC